CATTGTCAGGAATCTTGCTTACTGCATCAGAAATTATTTTTGTTGCAAGTGGAAGTAAAAACGAAAACATGGTATTATTCCATAATGTGTGTGTATCTATTTATTACTTTTCCCACTCCCCTAAAATATCACCCATGATCTTCATAAAATCCTTGAATGACATGAGTTTTCCTACTCTATGATGTCTTCTTGCTTTCAATACACCAGACTCAAATGATTCTTTAGTCAAAAACCCATCACCCCTTACCTTCATACCCTTGGGAATAGGTTTACACTTCTTACTATCATTACAATAGTACTCTCCTTTACCACAGGTCTCTTCTTTTGTTACTTTCTTTTCTGGTAGTCCCTTATGTTTAGTTGATGCAAACTTTTTTGCATCTTTCATCTTTATGCTGGAAGCAACTCTGGCAATCTCAGGTGAGGTAGTTTTCTTTTCACCCTCCTTTTGAGTTTTTCTAACCATCCCGAAGAATCTTTGTTGGGACTTTGAGACTGACTTTTCATGTAATACCTCCTCATTTTTAGTTGTAGTCACTATGCCTTTCTGCCCATCATTAATAACAGGCATGACTTCAACATTACCAGACTTCTTTTTCTTTTTAGAATAAGTGTCCTTTTTGTTTTTAATTTGTTCTTTTAATTCCTTATAGGACTTCATTTTTTCTTAGACATAGCAATGATCTTGCCGACCTTCTTGCGTCTTGCAAGTAGGTACTTGTCTGATTTGTCCTTATCACCATCATTATCTACATCACCGTCTTCTTTTCCAACTGGATCTAATTTCTTTTCTGTTACATGCTCTACTGATTCTGCTGCTTTCTTAAATGCATCAGGAGCAGGGTATCCTTTGTCTCCTTTCTTAGCAGGAGATTCTCCTCTCTTTCTCTTTGCATGAATGTTGTCATAAAGACCCTTCTTACCTTCTTTTATCTCATCTTCATGTGGTATTGTGTTACCATCTTTATCTTTCTGATGATGAAACTCATCTTCTTTAACGCAATTAGGAACTTCTTTACCACCTTTTTTCTTAGTTCCTTTTGCCTTATATCCTTTCCAGCATGTAGAAGCACCAACATTATCTCTTGCTTGTGCCATACCTTCAGTAGCAAAGTATCTTCTCTTCTCTATGACGTAGAGTTCTCCTTCTAATTCAATTTCTTCACGTTCTAGAACCTCATATTCTTCATTTTTAGGAGCAGATTCTTGTCCTACATATGCACCTTTCTTTATTTCTTTCTTTTTCTTTGTAACATCCTCTATTTCTGCACCATTGGACTGAGGATCCATGCCATCAAAAGGTGCTTCTGATAAATGAATATCAGGTATGTTAGTATTCTGGAAGCAGTCGCCACCCATCCACTTTCCATACTGTTCCATCAAACCTGATGAAAAATCATCATTATTCTTGACTTTGTTTATTCTATCTTGCTTCTTCATTGTTAAAAAAGGAGGTTCTTCTCGTATTATTTATAGCTCTAACATTCTTAATCCACTCTCTGAACATTTTTCCTTCTTCAGAGATGATTATGGCATAGTTTCCACCAATTCTATGTATAGTTCCTTTGACTCCTGTTCTTGATGACATTACAGAGTCCCCTTCATTAAGAATATGCTCATGTCTTTGTTGTTGACGGAGTGCTTCTTCTCGTAGCTTCTTAAAATTTTTCATTTGAGACCCATCCCTTTTCTAACATCTAACATAAGATTCAATTTTTCTTTTTGTGATAGTGTATCAGGTATTCCCTGATAAAACAACAGCATATTCTTGTTTTTTGCTGCTTCTCTCATTTTACTAGCAGACATACCAGTTAAACCATCTGCATCTGGATCTCTCTCACCAGCAGATATCACATCTATACCTCTAAATGTGTAGTCTTTTCCATTATATTTTGCAGTAAGTATCTTAAACTGTTGAACTCTGTCAGATCCTACTACTACAGTGGCGTACATATAATCTCCTTGATATCTAGACAGAACATTTATAATTGTCTTCAGTGATGTGTCATAAACAATTTTGTCACTATGTTGTGGAAACATCTTTTTCATGTAATCACTCTTAGTTTTAGAGTCTAATGGATTATTGTCCTTCTTTTGAGTGTGTGAAGGGAAAATTAAGTAATCATCATCTCCTGCTACTTCAGCAACTTTGTTGAGTAATTTTTCATGACCTGTAGTGGGTGGATTGAATCGTCCAAATGTAAACACTAGTCTATTTTTCATCTCCACTCACCCAATTCTTGGAAACATTGAAGTTTGCTTTAGAAAATTCTAATCTATCAACTAGTTTGATGGCATTGTTTCCCTCATCTATAGCAACATATCCTTCTGGTGCAGTAATCTGGAAACCATCTTCTGTTTTTAGATATGTTCCAAATCTCTCACCCTTTTCAAGTTTACGAATGAATACTTCTTTCGCTCCTTGTAGGACTGTGTATAGTTCCACTGTTCTTTTCAGACCATCTTCGTTACTATCTATGAGATCTAGACCATCATATAGTTTAGATAGTTTACTTGCCTTGGATTTTGGTGTCTTAACTTTATCCGCTGCTTTATGTACTTCTTCTTGAAAATAATTTTTAAATTCTTTTACAAATTTTTCTGGTAAAGGAAGTCTTTTACCATCACGAACATACTTATTAAAGAATATTTTAAGTCTAGGTCCTATAGTTAGTTGATCTTTGTCTGCTATCTGTTGTGATACTACATCTAAAAAATTTCCACTGCGTGACAATAGCAATGTTGTCTTTTGTTTCAGTCTTGTTAAAGAAGATTTCTCTGCATTTGTCAATAAAGTATCTTTTCCCAACTGACCAGTTTCAGAACTAAGAACCAATACATTTTTTGTCTCTTTTAATTTTGATACATCATATCCAAACGAAGCATTTAATGTTTCTATAGTAGATCCTTTGTATGTGGTATGAAAAACGACACCTATCTTTGCTTTCTTTGCTTTTACATAAAAATCATCACTTTCTGGTATTGCATAGGTGATAGTGTTTGGTTGAAATGTTAGTTGTTTCTTACCATCAATAGTTTTTATTGATGTATCGTCTGTAAATAGCAGATCACCTTGTGCTATACCTTTTATTCCTAACTCTGGAAAATATTCTAGTGCTACTTTTAGTTTTTCTACAAGACCTGGCGAGTCACCATGATTTCTATCAATGTCTTGTGCTGTAAAATTTATCTTTGGACTCTTATTAAAAATAGATTTTGTTCCTACAAAAAATTTACCAACAACTGGATGTATACCACAGAATATAGCAGGAGCACCATCCCATTTTGTAGTAATTTTAAATGAATTTGATCCCTTACCACTAAAAGTATTTGCAAGTAAATCTATAAACACAAAAGCATCCTTTGCACCTTGCTTTCCATCAAGCAAAATGCTATCTTCTAGATGTTCTAAGTGTGTATTCTTGCTCATCCACCTACTTTAAGATAGGTACTAGATTGCATATATGATTTTACTTTTGCATCTCTAAAAATATAAAATCCTTTAGATGATGCATACAAATACATTGACTTTAGTATATTCTTTCTTATTTCTTCTCCTAATGCTTTATCATTACTAAGTAAAAAACCAACCTCGTATGATTGTACCTTGTCTTTTACCCACTTGGCAATTGCTAAATTAGATTCTCTACCCCTCTGCATCTTCTGAATCATCTCTATGACTTTTGATTTTGGATGTTTACCACCAGACAACTTACTAATGTAAGTAGCATATGCCGAAGTATTAGCAAGAACTGATGAATCATCTTTGAAATCATTTCCTATAACTTTATAATCAAAAAAGTTTCTGTTTATTGTACTACCAAAACATTTTCTTCTCATTGATTGTAGAACATTAAAATATTTTGTACCTTTAGATAACCTAGTAATTAAATATGTAACTGGTAACGTCACTTTTCCATGACTAGCTTGCTTTCCTTGCTGTAATTGTATTTGAATGTCTGCCATCTTGCCTGATTCTTCAAATCCTCTAGCATCAAAAAATCCTTTTTCAAAACCTGGTGCACTAAAATTTATAATACATTTTTTTGCTTTTTCTCTCCACTCTACATCGGTCACCTTGATATCCATGTCAAGAAATGCTTCAAGAGATTTGACTTCTTTGAGATCTACCACTTCTACCTTTGGATTTGTGTCAATAGTTTTCTTCAGAGATATTGGTATGATATTTCTATCTTTAAATTGTTGATGAATCCACTTATTATACTCATACAAATCCTTAAAATCATCAATTAATTTTACAGCATTTTTCATCTCAGAATTATCTGCCTGTAGGGATGATTTACCAGATGGTTTGTAAACTTTTCTACCATCGTATGATGTCTTTACTGCAATGATATCTGCTGGATTCCATTTATCTTCTGCCATCTGTATGTTTCCATACACTGCAGCAACATCCATCTTCAACGGACTCTTTTTTATTTTATTTTTCATGTCAGTATATGTTTTTTTAAATTCTTTATACTGATCTTGTCTGTAAAATTTGTATGTTCCACCAGAAACATATGGACTATGTATTTTGTTTGCAATAAACACACTGGATGCTGCCCAATCACCACCAGCATCAGACATGTTTACATAATCTTTAAACTCACTAAAAAATTTATCATCAATAATTGTGTTTTGTTTTGCTTTACTTGAGAGAACCTTAACATCATCCTCATCATTAAGGATATCAATAAACTCAGCAACCTCTAACTTAGATCCTTTTGCTTGTCTACATGCACAAGCATAAGCTTGTAGTGATTCATTAATTGCTGTAGATTGTGCTGGACTTTTTGATCCCGTACTACCAAATCCAATGGCAGTGAACACAGTTGTTTTATAATTACTGTCCCAAAGATCATTGTTTTCTAGTACACTCTTTACTGCTTCTCTGTAATCTCCAATATCACTATGACTTAACTCTCCTATGACATCATTATCTCTAGGCAATCTACTTGATATGTGTGGATTTACTTTTACTTTACCAGATGATTCGTCAAGGGCAAAATAATGTGTAGAACCACTTGTTATCGCTGTTGGTAGATGAGTTGACATTGCTTCTAAAACCTGTATGAAAGATTTTAAAAAGTTTTTATTGTACCTCCAAGCACTAGCATCAACATGAGCACTGTCTATATCTCTTGCACTGTGTATTGCCTTGTCGTATGCCATAATTCTATACCATGTTCTATTATTTAGATTTGAATACTCCTATTTTTGCTAGTAGATAGACTGATAGTACAGTCCAGAATACTACTTCTAATCCTATATTATTCATTGTCAAATATTCCGTAAGATGTTAAATCATATTTTACTTTAGCAATTCCTTCATGTTTCACTCTAGTAGGTTCTCCTATTTTGTTTAGGATCTCGGCAGGAATTTTTTTCTTAGTGATATCATAGGGTATGGGTGCGTTTGCTACACACACCCTAATGCATTCCCATTGTTCCTCAGTAAAAAAATTATTATGATACATTATCTATCTCCTGCTTTTCTATTCTCTGATTTGTCAACAGAAAATGATCCACCAGGATATCTCTTTTCTAACTTCTTGACATTACCTCGTACAACATCATCAAATGATACATCTAATGCCATGCATGCCTGTGCTACGTACCACATAACGTCACCCAACTCAATAATAAGGTGTTCTCTATTGTCGCTGTTCCAAGGTTTACCTTGAAATACCATCTTTTTAATGATCTCCAAGAACTCTCCAGACTCAGCACTAAGACCAACAGCAGCAGTGGTAAGACGTTCAATATTGGCACCTTCTCTGTCAAGTTCACCCAAACGATCAGTAAGAGATTTAAAATCCTTACTAGGAGTGCTTGTGACAGCATCCACGAAATGAGTGTACCTATCAAAGTCCACATTGTTTATACGTTCCATTCTGCAAATTTAGATAATCGGTTTTGTGTTTGTGAGAATTGTTGTAAGGTTTCTCCTACCTCCTCATCTTCTGCATTTAATATAGATGAGTCTTCTGCTACATCATACAACCTCATCTTTGCTCTGTCAATGCCTAACATGAATTTTTTAGATGCAGTAGGATCATTGTATCTATTCTTTAATTGCTTAACTAAGATACGACCCTGTTGTTCTAGTTCTTCGGTAGAGATAAGAGCAAACATAAAGTCAGCAGTTGCAGGGAGACCGAAAGACTCACTTGTGTCAGTAAGATCAGGATCACTATTCCCAAAACCCGCACGAGTAGTCTGAGTAGCGGATATGATTGGAAGATTTGTTTCAACTGCAAGACCACGAAGTTCTTCTGCGATTGCTTTAACATATGTGTACGAGTTTACAATAGCACCTTTATACCTAACAGATGCACAAATGTTTAGATAATCTATAAATATGAGATCTGGTTTAAAATCTTTTTTTAACTGTAAATCATTCAACAGTGCTCTAAAATGTCCTGCATGTGCAGATGCAGTAGGGTACTCTTTTATAATAAGTTTACCCCTTGTTTTCTTTGAGATCTCTTGAACTTTTGATCTGAATAAAACTTCTGGTATATCTACAATATCTTTGACACTTACGTTAAGAAGATTTGCATCAATTCGCTCTGCAATCTTTTCCTCTGCCATCTCACATGTAATGTAGAGAACATTGTACCCCTGTGAGAGGGCGGAACCAGCCATGTGGCACATGAATAAAGACTTCCCGACACCTGTACCAGCAAGAGCGATATTGAGAGTCTTATTAGGTAGACCACCTTTTGTAATATAGTTAAACTTTTCCAAATCAAATGGAATTTTCTCTTCTTTCCTGTGATAAAACTCATAGCGGTCATCTGCTTGTTCAATATAATCGTGTCCAATATGTTCATCAAAGGATACTGCTAAAGCATCTTGTAAAATACTAGGTATAGAACCTTTGTCTAACTTTTTGTCTCCACCATCAGCAATCTTAATAGACTGCATAAGTGCATTGTATATAGCACGATCTTGACACCACTTTTCTGTTGAATCACATAACCATTCATAGTCTACCCACTCATCAGAAAGAGAATTTAATCCCGATAGTGTATCTTTGAATGTCTCTTCTGTAAGGTCTCCTCTGCTCTGGAGATTAATTGTAAGAACTTCTTTAGTAGGTACTTTATCGTACTTAGCAGCGAAGTCTGCAATCTCTTCAAATAAGATTTTCTCATTGTACTCTTGGAAGTAATCTGCTTTTATGAATGGTACTACCTTGCGATAGTATTGCTCATTGCAAATGAGGTTGCGAAGTATTGTTTCTTCTATACGTTCTGTCATTCTAGTTTTAACCTCGCAAATGATTTCTCACTTAGTCTCTTTTGTATTAGTCTACCATAATCTTCATGTAGTTCGCAACCAATATAATGTCTATTTAATGATTTAGAAACAACTGCTGTTGTTCCTGATCCCATAAATGGATCTAGAACTATGTCTCCCTCTTCACTCCCTGCCTTGATACAAGGTTCAATTAGATCAGGTGGATACACAGCAAAGTGTGCTCCTTTATATGGTTTGTTTGTTACAGTCCAAACATCTCGCTTATTTTTCC